GGCCTTAGCGGTTATGAAAGCGAAAAAGAGGAAGAACACCACGTCAATGGCGCGTCGTTCTGACTATCTGACGTTTGGATAATATATGACCAACGAAGTGTACCAAGAGTTGTTCGATGATGACTACCACAGGTTTACGCGCCTAAAGAACAATATTTTCCAAGGCTATTTTTCAGCCATGAAAGCGGACACCGATTTTTATAACGGGAATTACCCCAATATCGGGGAGATTATTCCCCGCGAGTATCGTGAGTCTGGCATGTCAGCAACTATTCCGCCCACTGCTCGGAACGCTGTAGATAACGCATCAGACCACATACTCACAAGCCCTAAACTATTTGTTCCTGCTAGAGCGACTAGTGATGACATACAAGAACAGCAAGGCATTGCAGAGCGGAAGCGCCAATTTCTGACTTCTTTCTGGAATAGAGTAGAGCTGGATTACGGGAACCCACTGGCTATGGGTCGCAAGAAGTTAGTTAAAGATGGCAAAATTGTAGTGAAGAAAGAAATTCGCTGGGAGATTATTCCCGAGCCGCCAGCTCTGGATGCGTCTCGTGGAGAAAAGCAAAAGTTTCGCAATCAACTTCGCAAGATGACTCAATCAAAATTCCTGTGGAAAATCTCAGTGTGCATGAACGAAAACATTGTAGAAGACCCAGACGACCCGATTGACCCCAAATATGTCTATGAGTTCTACGAGATATACGCTGACGAAGCTAGGCGCAGATACCCTGAGTATGCTGAAGACTTCTTTATGGACGAGAAGGGCGACCCTCTGGAGAAAGTTGAATTCGTCGAACTGTATACCAAACCACAGAATGATTATGCTGGTGAGCATAAAATGTGGGTTAGAGGGCGCTTAGTATTTGAAGACAGAAACCCATACTGCTGGGAAACCGCAGCTTCCACAGAAGAACGGCCTGACTATGAAGGCTATCTTCCGTACATCATTCGAGACTCAGGGTGGGGTGAAGTAAGTTCTGATAATGACCCTAAGGACCGTTACGTCGGTATCCTCAGGTATATCCACCCAGTCCTACAGGCAGAAGCTCGTCAGCTTACAGCCGCAGACATTCAGTTGCGCTACTCAACGTTCGCTCCAATCATCACCAGAAACATCATGGATGATGACACCCCGATTGAATTAGGTGCTGGTAAGCGGATTAATCTTGTAGATGACCAAGAAATCGAGTTCCGTAAGCTACCAGAAGTAAACCTGTCCGTCTTCCAAATGATGGATCGTGTACACAATTACACGTCAGAGCTGTCAAAGCTAGGTACATTAGGTGGGCAACCTCAGCGCGGAGTAGAGTCTGCTACTGAGGCAGACCTTAATGTGCGTAACGCAGCTGTTAAATTGCAAGGATGCGTCGCCGCATTGCGAGCGTGTGTGGCTATTGCCTCAATGCAAGTATTCCAAGACATTGAGCACATCCTAGAATCCTCGGTCACTATTGGTGGATTTAGCCGACGAGGTGCAAGTGAGATTACAATTAAGCCTTCTGAGTTAGATGGGTTCTATGCCGTAGATGTAGAGCTTCATACATCTGACAGGGCCGCGATTGAGATGCGAGACATGATGGTCTGGTCTCAGTTATACCAAACCTACGGGGGGATGCTCAGCGCAGAGACCGCTATGGAGAATTCCGGTATTGAAAACCCGCAGGAAGAGATGCTAAAAGCGTCAGTAAATCTACTCTTTATGTCCGAACCAGCACAGCAAGTTCGTACCATGATGATGCTTAAAGGGTTACAAGGCCAAGCATCTGAGGTCCTTCAGGCATTCCAGCAAGGCATGGCAAACCAACCGTCAGCCCTGCCACCGCAAGGTATGATGGACCCGCAAGGTAATATGGGAGTAGCGATGGATAGCTTGCCGTCAGCGACCGGAATGCCTGAGCAATTAGATTTAGACAGACAAGTGAACATGGCAAATGAGATGAGATAATGGCCGGAGAATTATCAGCCCACATGAGCGAAGCCGCACGACAGGTAACTGTTATGAACGCTCTGGCGTTAAAGCATATAGCGGATGCGTTCGCTACTAAAGAAGAGGCGACCGTGTTTTCAGCCAGCTTTGATGAAATGGCATCACAATTTGCGGCTCACGGCCACGGTGCTGATTTGCGAGCCTGTACCGACCCGTTCTGCATGGAAGCTAAAAGCGCCATACTGGAAGCAGTTAGTATGATCCAGCAGCAGCAACAACAGCAGGGAGGTCAATAATGCCACCAGATCCGTATATAGATACACAAAACGAGTTTGGGCAGGGCGAAGGCAAAGAGCTGTATTTCTATATTGACGAAAACCGTAAACCGAGGTTTGCAACTAGCGAATCAGCAAGAAATAATGCCATTAAAAGAATGATCGTTGACGGGCTATTCAGTGACCTCCTTGGTTTAGCCGAAGGGCAAACTGTTGAAGATTTGACTGGGCAGCAACAAATAAGCGCTTATTGGAACGCCCCGATTACAGCGGATGCACTCCCTTCGGGGTTCACCTTGTCGCTAAGCGACCCAGTGAGTAACTACGCCAATATCGTGAGATCAATGAAAGAAAGTTCGGGCGACGCAGCATTCGAACGAGAGCAGAAAGCCAGAGATAAAGCCACATACCTGACGCCAGAAAAATATTTGAAAGACGGAAAAGTAAGCGGCTTTACTAATCCTGAGCACAATAGACTCGCTACTAAATTTCACGAAGAACACCCTGTTGGACAGGGTTGGTACGTGGTGTCAGTGGAACAGATGCTGCAAGAGCGGGCAGATGGCACTACAGTAGCTACGACAAATGACCTTCTGAACGCCTATAACGTTGTTACTGGGGAAACTGCACTATTTCGTGTTGAAGGCGGCAGTGTATATAACCCCGACGATAAAGTAATTTTCGCGCAGACATCAGGAGTCCTTCCTGCTCCACAAGAAAATCAAAAAATAGTTGACGTCAGTCGGGGAACTGACCCTGAGAACGGTCGGATGTTTATTATCAAGGCGATAATAGACGAAGGCTCAGGCGACCTTATTAACGCTGGCATCGAGTACATTAAGACCGCTGATGGGTTTATGATCGACCCGCTTTGGGAAGCCGTTCCTCCCAATCCTCCTATGTGGACTCAAGATGGAAAATATTTATGGGAGTGGGATGCTGTAGAAGGAGCTTCGTACTACGACCCAGACCATGACGACGCAAATGACAGGGGCTTCGTAGCAGGATTACCTCCTTCGGAATCGTTGCCACCCCAGCTTGCTAACATGCTGAACCACGGAATCGATGAGGGCACTGGTATGCCGTGGTACACCTATATCGATGACGATAACGCCATTCAAACGGTGTACGGTAGCCCGCAAGATAAGTTCAAAGAGGGAACACCAAACCCCAATGTTACATACGTTAATGGAGTGGCTGTTCGCCAAAGTGCAGAGGGTAATCCGCAAATCTGGGACGGCGACACGAACAAGTGGGTAAGCGGAACTCCGCCAAGCACCGTGTCAGAGGTTATGGAAGATGGCACAGTCAGCATTATTGACATCAATACTGGAGAGGTGCTAAAGAATTTAGGTACTCCGTACTCCACGTTCACAGACCGCCGTGACTTTACTGAAGACCAACGGCAATTTAACGTAGGAGAAAATAGGCTTGACAGGGAGTTTGCTGTCGAGCAGGAATTTGATGACAGGCAGTTAGCGGCACAAAATTACTTTAGTACCCTAAACGATTTAGGCGCTAACTATAGAACCCTCTTGCAAACATCTCCGCAATTAGCCAATGCTGCTACGGAGCAAGGGAAGCTAGTAGCCGACATCCTTGCCTCAGGTGGGGACGTACTCGCAAGAACGTTCTTTACGAGGGGTGGAATTTCCCCGTTACCAGAAATAACTCAATCCGATTTACTCCAAAATTTATCGCGTGAGTTTCAAAACATCGCGCAATTTGAGGCAGATGCGGTATCAGCTGAAAATCAGCGTCAAGCGGGAGCAGATGATCGCAGAGCCACTGAAGAATTCAACGCTTACGAACGTCGATTTAACTTAGATAGACAGGCTCAGTTCGGAGAATACGTTAACGAAATGCAGCCGACGAGTCGTGAAGAGACAGTCCGTAGCGGCACTAATCAGGCGTATACCGACGCAGTGTCGGCTAACTCCCAAGCTTCAGCGGGTATTGACTCCCAGATAGCAGGAGCTCAATCAGCAATAGATTCGTTTGTCGCGTTTGAAAACGCAGGTAATATGTCTCCTGAGTTAATTGCTGCAAAGGCAGCAGCAGAAGCAACATTAGCAGGTCTTCTTAACGCAAAGTCGCAACTAGGTACAGTAGACCCGAATGATCCAGCGTATGCTGCTTACAATACAAGAACGGTTACTACACAGCCAGATGTTATGAGTCAATCGCAGTGGAACGCAGCTAACCCAGCTACGCCACAAAGCTACGAAGACTGGCTTGCTGGTGGAAACCAATCATTTACTTTTGCAAACCCTATGAATGTCCCTCAAGTACCGACGTTTAATGCTCCTACTCAGCAGGAAATTATAAATTGGTCTGACGCTACAGCCCCGCCAGCAGTGCAAGCAATGTTCCGTGGAACGATGCCTACACCGCTATCCTTTGGGGATATACCTGTCCCTACACTCCAGCAGCTTAATACGCTCACCCCTGCTGAAAGGCAAATGTACAACACTAACCTGTTAGCCAGAGGAAACGTAGACCTTGACACTGTGCGCCAAGCGGCACAAACTCAATTCGGCGCTCCCTCTATGGATAGGAGCAGAGACCTAGCTAAGTTCAGGGGGTACTCAGTCTAATGGCCGTCATCCGTCAAAGTGGGTTGCCTCAAAATCCCCGCCGCAGAGCTTTCAATACCCAAGGTGTGCAACGAGCGCAACCTGCTAATAATCGCGGGTTTTCTGAGTTCAAGTTTGATTCATCAAGGCCGCGCCAACCGCAATCGCCACCACCAGAGGAGAAAGGCGACGAGTCGTTTTTTCAGAAGCAGTTTAATTTAGTAAAATCGCTCGGTACTCTTGGCGGCGGTCTGTTAACCCGCCAAGCACAAGGACCAGAGACAACCGCGTGGATGGCAATAGATCAGCCTTTATCTGAGCGCATTGGTATTCCCAAAATTGATTTTGGCGGGTTTGAAGTCCGCACTGGCTTAGGCGATAACACAGTAAATCCAGTTAATACTTTGGGGACGGTTGCTCAGTTTTTAGTTGAAGAATCCACTCGTCCATCGACATTGGGAATGGCGCTAGGGCAAGTAGGAATAAGAAATAAAGCCCGCTCAGTAGCAGCTAGGATGAGCGCTAGAAACACAGCTTTAACTACAAGAAAGCAGAACGTCGAAAACCAATTACAGCGGCAACTTAACAAAATTGATCCTCAAGGCGCACTTCCCGAAACGGTCCGCATGAAAACATGGCTGCAACAGACGGCGACGCAGAAGCGAAGACGAGAAGCAAACGTGTTGGCTATTAAACGTGGCTTAAATACGGCAGGGCAATTACCGGTAAGAGCGACTGCAATGATATTCGACCCTCTTGAATCTGTAAAAGGGGCGGGATTTGCAGGACGGTATGCGTCAGAGGTAGGGCTTACGACAGGCGCGAGAATAGGCTTGGAATACTCACTAGACAAAACAGAAGATTGGCCGCTACATGCCAAAGTCCCCCTCGTGCTACTAGGGTTATATACGGGAGCAGGGATTGGTGGGGCAGCCGTAGGCCAAGGCGTCAAGCGACTATCTGGCGGAGTAAAAGCATTTAATGCAGAAAGAAAGCTGGCATACAAATCCTTAGAGCGGTTTAATGATCGCCTTGCAGATATCCCTACCGTGCCAGAGCCTCCTATTAAGCCAGCTGGGGAACCCACATTTGTTACAGGAGAAGAGCAAATAAAGATGCTTACAGGGGTTAGTTCTGCGGCATCCTCACAACTTAAAATGGCAAACCGCTGGACCTCACAATATATAGACAATCATGCGTGGGACCACGAGCAGTTGGGATCATTATCCGCAACTCTTGAAGCAGACAAAGTAATGGTGCAACTGGCAGAAAATAAATGGGTTGCAGTTGAATTCGCTGACATGCCGCTAAACGCTAGTTTTGGTAATGAGTTTGCCGAAAACTTGTTCGGGCTAGACCAAGCTCGTCGCCAAAGAGCTTCGTTTATGGTCGGCAGAATAAAGGGTTACATAGGTGCTCGAAAGCGTGGGTTGCTGGAAACTGAAATAGATGACCCTGAACTGACGTTAAAGATAGCTAATTTAGAGCGTAGCAAATCAGCCACAGGCAGTCAGGCTCAAGAGTCTCAATTTAGGGGAAAACAAGGTGCTATACATCAAACGCAAGAAGGAATACCTGAAAGCGAAATGCTTGATGACGGATTCGATTATGCAGCTGACGCAGGCAGAACCGAGCCCTCTTTGTCAAGGGATGAGCTGCCTGACGA